CCATAGATCCGACCATGAATACACCCTGGTATAACGCATGAACATCATTTCCAGTTTGCTCCATCTTAAGATCCATTAACTTAACTGTACCAACTGCATCTGGTGTAAATGCAAGGCCGATATTATCGGTGTAGTTAGCATGATAAGTGTTGTTCTCTCCAGTAACAGCAGTTCTGTTTGTCTTAGGTAAATTATTAGATTTAATAATTGAAATACCAGCAACTTTAAGAACTGTACCTTCAGCGTATGCTCCAGAACCACCCCAATCTCTGTTAAGAACATCTGTAGTTCTTGCAAGTTTGTAGTAGTTTGCTGGATCAAGTGCAAAGTATCTGTTGTTTTCTGGGATGTTATTCTCGTCAAATGTCTGTGCAACTGTCCATAGAGCAGTAACGAGGTCAGCACCAGTAACAGCAGCAACCGCAGCAGCAGTATTAGCAGTACCAGACTTAAGAATCTTAACTCTTGTACCTCCAGGTAAATCTGTATTAAAGTTTGTACCTGTTCTAGCAGCTTGAGCTATTGTTGCAGCTACGTTTTCATCAAAGCGATATGCTAAAGCATTTCCCATTTCCTCTGTATATTTTGACCTCACATCATAGTGATTCTTAGCCTCGTCAATGTCGGCCAAAAATACCTGTGATACAAGTTTGTCATCAATATTTATGGTAGCCTCAGCGTGCTTGATGCTATCCCCTGTCAGTTGTGTCCCAGGCGTATGATAGCTAGTACTTGAGAGTCCAATAATGGGAAATTGTGCCGATTTGCCTGATTGAATCGTCCGAACTGTATGCAATGACTCGAATATTGTGGCTTTACGGAACGCTGATAGCACCTCTCCACTCCACACTTTTAAGAAAAGTGCATCATAAGAAGTACCAGTAGCATTGACCAAGCCGAGTCTTGAAGGACTAAAATTAGCCATGTCAATAAGAAATAAATTTGGAATTAACCAACCCTATTTCACTTAGTCTGATACCCCTCAAGGATGCTATGTGTAATAAATAAGTGTAAGGTTACTACAATACTATCAAAAAATGAACGAAGATCTACCTTATATACCAAATATAGAAGTACTTAATCCACCTCAAACAATTTTTGACTTGCCTGTGGCAGAGATTCCCTACCTAGACCCTGCACTTCTTCCAAGTCTGGAACAAGTTGAGTCGGGTCTGGGATCTTCGGAATCTTCTGCTGAAGAAGAAACATCATCTTCAAAGGAGGAAGTGTTAGAACTAAAACCAGAAACAATACCGAACAACTTGCCAAAAACCACAGAAACTTTATCAACTGAAGAAGGGGTAGCTACATTTAATATACCTTTTTTTGGGGAAATGCCTATACCTTCGCCAGAGGTAATCGCCTCAAGCGTAATAGCATCTGGTGTTAGTGCCACCGCAGCAGTAACAGGTTCAATAGTTTTGCAAAGTGTTATTAATCAGCTAAAGAAAATAATGACAAAAATATTTAAAAAGGTACTTAAGAAAGAAATTGCAGATAAGAAGAAATGATGTATAGTACTAATAGCAACCAGACCTATTATTCACACCATTAAATTGGTTACTGCTCTGATAGAACGTCAGTTGCTACTTAAATTTGTTGGGATTAGCTTTAACATAACTTCGTATATTAATGACATCACTACAGATGTATGCGTATTTAGAAGCAGGGTTTATCATGTAGCCTGATGCGTGAAGCTGACTACATTTCAAAATACGAACTAGCTGTTTATCATGCACTTGCTTGTCTAACTCTTCTATGGCTAACTCTAGCTTTACTTTGGCTAACTCGTTACAAGTTTTATTATCTCCCAGGGGTATCATAAAACTCATTTGAACTCCCCAACCTTCATTGATGCTGTAAGTTTCTTCCCCCTGTGCATCATTACCTGTATAAAAAGGAGTTACAGCCATAGTTGGCTGACTACAAACTAAGTTTCCAAACTGCTGTTTACCTGTCATTCCATTATTAATATTCATATTCTGATTAATAATACTAGAATTACCAATCGCATTTGGTTGAGCCTGTACGTTTGTATCGCCTTCAGCTTTTACTTTATTACTGACTAAAGACAGACAAAGAAGTGATAACGCTAGTGGTGTTAATCGTGTCATTCTGTGTAATCTTTTCAATCATTAAGCCTGATGACCTCGAAGTCACATTTAATGACCAATCTTTTGAAGTATCTGAAACTGTAAATACTGCGTCTCCACCAGAAATACCAGCAGATGCAGCCACAGAAATATTAGATCCTTCCCAAGTGTTTATAGTTGACCCATATTTTTCTGTAACTATGCTGCGAGTGATAGTTTGAGTAGTATTTTCAGTTCTATTACTTGAGCCAGTTGTCCACGTTGGCACTCCATTGGCAAAAACAGGGCTAGTAAAAGCTAATAAACCTAATAAAATTAATTTTTTCATCTGATTCCTACGTTTGTATCTTTATTATCCACTATTTTAGGCGCTTTGCCATTACTACTATTGTTACCTTTGTTTCCTTTCTTGATATTCAGCCCGAATTGCGCACTTACAGCCGACAATAATCCAGCAGCGAAGGTCGTATCAATTTGGCGAGTAGGGTTGGGGTTAAAGTATGACCAAGAAATTACCCCCAAACTCCAAAAAAGAATAATAAGCTGAACCACATTAGCGATCAGACTATTACCTTCCTTTTCATCTTGTTCTTCCATAAAGATCGAACTATACTACCTGTATATTAACCATAGATTCTCAAAATGATTAGTCTAATTCGTCCAATTATCTTTGCTTTCTTAAAAAGTAAGGCTGTATCTGTTTTAGTCTGCGATATATTAGCAGCGTTGGCAAAACTTAGTGAAAATAAGCTAGATGATGCTGCGGTTGCTAAGATAAGAGAAATGCTCCTGGAAGAAAAATAATGTGTCAAGGTTTTAATAGCAATAGTTCTAGCAAAAACGACCAAAATGCTTTAAAAAGTTACAAAGATTTTAGTCAGCAAGCGGTTAGATCGCCACTAGATCTTGGATTATCTATAAAACGAATAAGACATAGAGAAAATAGACTAGAAACAATTATGAATGGCGGAGAAGATCCTGGACCACCAGGATTTTAAAGCGGATTTGTAGGAAAAATAGCTATTTCTTTAACTTTAAACGTCAATATTTCCCATTCATCTTGCATCATTGCCATACACCAAGCAGTTTGATGGTCATTTGCCTGGACTACTGTTTGGAATCCGCCAATTCTAGGTTCATCTAGCTTAATTCCAGCGAAAGCTGTAGGTAATCTTATGCACCAGGCTCTTCTATGTTTTGTTTGTGTCTTATAAGGCTTATACATTGAACCACCGACCTCTGGTATCGGCTTTTCCAAGCCTATCGAGGGGGATGCCGAGGATTTTTGCGTCCAACGCACCTTCCAATTCGCCCTTGTGAGCAGCCAATTCCAAATCCCACAGCTCCATTTCCCGATCTTTGATAGCTCTATCTTCATCAATTGCTAACGACTCATTCCAATACTCCACCGCACCAGCCAAAGAGTCAAGTCTGTCATCATTTTGTAAACAATTTCGATCAACAGTTATATGGGTCAATTGATGAAACAATTGATAGCCTAATGCTTTCTCTACCGAGTCCTCTGTTCGAGGCTTTGCGTCATTCTCAATAACTGATCTGTTAATTATTAGCCTATGTTGGTTCATTACAGGCTCTAATGCGTTTATTATTCTTCTTTCTTTCTGAACATTGCTTCTAGTTCCCTCGATAGTGCAAGGGTATATCTTCATAAGGTATGGCTTAAGCAAACTTTCCATCATACCTTGACCAAATTGATCCTCCAGGAGTATTAATTTTACCTTATTACGCTTTGCAGCTTCAGCTATACCAGTTAAAACTGGTTCTGTATAACCTTCGCAAAACGATCCGACCTCTAAAACGTATAAGTTTCCATTTAGATGCGCAACTATGCTATACGCTGTTTCATCCACGCCCTTCCCTGAGGGATCTATCATCATCACGCAACCTGTAAATGGCAACCAATCGCCATGTAAAAAAGCTGGCTTGTGATAATAGTCATTACTAAAACCTACTGCTGGCAAATCAGAGATTCTATACTCCGCACCTGAC